AAGGTTTGCTAGGTTTAGTAATCTTTTTCGCAATATTCGGTTTTGAATTTTGCATACTTCGATACTTCATAGCATCATTAACCAACATCACTATTCTATGATCGTACACTTGAGCAACTTCTTGGTCGTTAAACCCATAATTGTTTAGTGTGCTTTTCATATTAGCTTTTAAGTTTGAAGCCTTTGATGGATCAGAAAATTCTGGCATCTTAGATACCAATTTTCTTTGTTGATCTTGTAAATAACTTTCAAACTGTTGTTTTTGTTCTGCTTGAGTTTGTTGTAAAGATTGATTTAAAGCATCTTGCTTTTTCTTCAACTTTCTTTCAAGTCTAGCAGCTTCTGTTGGATCTTCTTCATACAGTTTATCTAAATCGGCAGAATTAATTTCTGCGTTTAGGTCTTGTTGAGCAACAGCTAATCTCTGATTCAACTCATTGAGTCTTTGAGAATAGTCTTGTCTTTGCTTTTCAGACTCAGATTGAAATTGTTTTCTTTGATAAGAAAGTTCTTCAGTCTTTTGTCTATAGTCAGCATCTCTTGAGTAACCATTTCTCAACTCATCAAGGGTAACTTCTAACTCTTGTCCATTTACTTTGACAGTATAAGATGGGGAGTCTTGTTTCTCTTGAGTTTCAATTTGTTCTTCGTCTTGAGATACATCTTCGGAAGTTTCTTCTTCAGTTTCATCTTGCGATTCCACCTCTGTTTCTTCTTCCTTTATTTCCTGTTCCTGTGGTTGATCTTCTTCAGATTCCACTTCTTGTGGTTCAGGAGAATTCTGTTCTTTTGGTTGTTCAGCTTTAGCTTCTTGCTTAGGCTCTAATAAACCATTGATTGCTTTTTGTGCTTTTGTGATGTCAGTTTCAGCTTCCTTTAGAGGATTTGCGTAATTGTCTGCCATTGTGTTTCCTTTGTAAGTTAAGCTCCTCTTATGAGGTTGGCTTATCCTAACCTTAGTGATTAGAATTTTTTATTCTTGATACTTTTTCTATAATCTTCTAACTGCTTGGCAGCTAGTTTTCCTGTATCAATCATTTCTAATAAATTTTGTTCTACTTTGTTGACCACATTGTAGGCTAACCAAAGTTTTTCTCTGGCATCTGTTTCAATTGCACCAGTATTAAATAAACTTTCTGAATATAAAGTTCTTAGTTTATCAAAACTTTCTTTTAATAAAGGATCTTGAAATAATGCTTTAGCTTTGTTCGCCTGTGTCAATTCCTGGTTGAGCTTGTCCTGTTCGCTGTTGTCCATCTAAATTATCTACTTGTTGTTCTAGTCTGTCTGATGATTGTTGTGCAGCAAGGAAAGTTTTATTTCTGTTTGATGTAACTAATTTTTCTAAATCAGCATCTGCTTTAATTTTAGCAGCATCAAGTTGTGTATTATATTTTAGCTCCATTTCCTTAATCTTAGTTTCAAAACCTAAAATAGCTTCTGCTGTTTCGGCTTTTAATTTTCTAGCTTCTAATTCAAGCTCTGCAACTTTTCGTTTTTCTTCTGATGCAATTCTAGTGAACTCAATTTTTTCAATCGGAGTTGGTGGAGGTGGAGGACTAGGTTGTACTAGCTCTTTACCCTCATCTGGATTAACAAAATAATTTTCAACATTTTTAAGTCCAGCTTCTTCGATAATTTTAGCAAGTGAATTATAAATGTTTTTCAAAGTAACCATTGGATATTCTTTGTTACCTTGTAATTGGAAAGCCTGTAATTGTTTTTGTAAAATATTATTTAGCATAACAATTTGTTGATCTTTAGAACCAGCACCTAAGCCAACAGTTATTGAAATATTGTATCTGTCTTTCCATTCAGTAGGACTAACTGATACAAACTTATTATTTAATTCTACAATTCTTTCTTTGTTTTGATATTTAACTGTAAGCTCAAATATTCTTCTAAATAAATCTTTAATACCAGTTTCTGCAAACACTCTAGCGATTAGTTCCATTCTCATTTGAGATTGGCTCATCAAAGTATTTACACCAGTTGCAGTTTTGTTTAACGCATCTGCATCTAATCCTTGTGAATATCTTGTAACACCAGTTCTTGTTTCTCTTACTGTGTCTAAGTATTCTAATAAAGGAAATGCTTGTTGTGAAATCGTTTGGTTTTGCATTGGCAGCATAACCTGACTTGGTGGTTGTTTAGTTCTAACCACCCCACCTGGTCTTGATGTAAGTAGGTCATCCAAGTTGACCATACCATCCATAATAGCCACTCTGTTATTATTCGTTAGATACATATTATCTAACAACTGACGCATAACAGTTGATTTAACTAATTGGACATCTTCAACTAATTCTGAAACTGATCTACCATAAAATCTATGTGGCATTGGAACAGGAGTTAAAGAACAGAATGGAATAAAATCGCAAGGCATATTTTCTAAAATTGTACTTGCTTCACTTCCAGCTACGATTACTTTTCTAAGTTCTGCAATACCATCCCCATCCATATCGCACTTAACATAGCACTCATAAATTTCTATATCCTGTGTACTCTCATCTGGAGCATCATTTAATGGACTTTCATCTATGTCAGAAAATCTTGCTAATCTCTCATCATTAAAAGTAATGTTATTTTGAGTAGGTAAATTTTCGATAATATCTCTGTCAAAACCCATTTGTATAAGTTCTGATCTAGTTTTTAAAACTCTGTGTGCAACAAAATCTGCATCTTCAATACTCTTTGCTGACCTTTGAATTAAAAATTCTTCAGGTGGTATGTTTTCTATTTTAACTTTGCCAGAGCTTGATGTTCTTTTAATAATACAGTTATGTAGTTTAGGAGTTGGTATATCCTCCATCACTTGACCTTGTGCTTCGGCTAATGCTTTTATTTCTTCTAATTGTTGTTTTGCTTTTTCATCAACAAAACTTTCTTCTTGCACAACCTCTACATCATCATTGTCTAATAATATTTTGTATTCTTGGTCGTTTAAATTTTCGTAAGTTTCTTGCTCAACCTTTTCACTCTCATCCCAATAAACTTTTACAATTCCATTTTTTTCAATTAAGGCATCTTTAAACCAGTTATATAAAATACTAAAACCATTGTTATCTTTGTTAAAGATATAGTTGATATAGTTAGTTGCCTGTTCAGCAAGTGCCACATCTTCGGCTTTTACTGGTTCGCATTTTACAGTTTGGTCTGATGAAGTAAAAATTTTTAAAAGGTTTGGCAAGATGGTTTCAACAGTATCAGCAACATCAGTTGATACTACTTGTGATCTGCCATCAATCTCAGTACCTAATGGTTCTCCCATATAGTATTCTAAAGATTTCTTTCTTTGGGATGATAGGTTTCCACCCATATAACCCATAGCATTGTTTATCTCTTGACCAATAATATTTCTTAATTCAAATTCTGTTATCTTGTCTGCCATATTAAACTATATAATTTGTTTCGACTGGTATTTCTTCATCCCAATCACTAACTTCTACACCCTCACCTATTATGCCAGTTCTAAAAGCATCAGCACAATGAGAAGCATAGTTGTGCATTGGTTTATTTCTAAAGCATTGATTTTTGTCATCCCATCTTTTTTGATAAGCCTTTAAATTCTCAAGAGCTTTCTGACAGGTATTTTTATCAAACCAACAATTAGGAAGTGATTTTCTCACAGCTTCAATACCATCTTCAATAGATAGTTTTGGTGCTACTTCAAAAGCAATACCTAATTCCAAAGCACTCTCTAATCTTGATTTACCAAAATTACCTATCTCCCTAACCTTAATATCATGGGGAGCTATATGCTTTGAATACTCATAATCTTTTCTATTAATAACATCTACATAGTGATCTAAACCCTCACCAGCATTTTCATAATAATCTATTAATCTAATCTCTCCTTTATACCTTTGGACAAACCATATCGCTGTGGAGTCATTTAAGCCCAAATCCCACCATGTTTCAGTATCAAGGTTCTCATCATACAGATTGTCTGTAATCCTATTCTGTGCCTCTAATTTTTCGATTAAAGCACCATAATATGAACCAGTTATCGCAGCTTGGAAACTGCACTCAAATTCTTGTTCGTATAAATCTTCAGACATCATCTGCTTTGCAGCATTTAATTCATCAGGATCTAAAATATTTGTATCACTAGCTTTGAATAAACCTGAGTACCAATCTTTATTCTTTTTAGCTTCTTCATACAATTGGTAGAAGTAGTTTCTACCTTTGGGTGTTCCAATGAACACACACCATCCTTTTCGGTCTGCCAAAGCTGGTCTTATAACCTCTGGAAATATAGTTGGCTTTATGCTTTGAGTTTCGTCAAAGACACAACCATCTAAAAATATACCCCTTAGAGCTTGATCGTTCTCAGCTCCAAGAATTGTAATCCTACCACCATTTGGTAGATCACATCTTAATTCTGACTCATTAAACTTAGTTCCAGGTATTTTACCAGCGAACTGTTTAATATAATCCCATGCTGTCGCCTTACCTTGTTTAAAGGTAGGAGATATAAAAGCATATCTTGGGTTTGGCAAAGGACAAGTAAGTGCTGCTTTAATCATTTGATTAATCATCATTACTGTCTTTCCAGCTCTCCTGTGTAGAACTAGAACACTAAATCGGTGCTTATCAATTTCTTTATGCAAAAAATTTTGCAATTCTCTTGGCTTATATGGAATGACTATTTCTGGCATTTAAAAACAAAACCCCCCTAATGTACTGTAACTCCTTGTGGTACATTTAATAATTGTTCAATGCCAAAATCTTCCATGATGTGATGAGAGAAATATCTACATTCTCTAAGATCGTTAAAGCCACCAAAGTGAACAACAACAGAGTTGCTGCTTTCCATGATGTAAATTACTGCTGAGTAGCCTTTTTCGTTGTCGTCAAAATCCATCATAAAAATCCTTGATCTAGTTGTGTGTAACTTCCCTTAATTTTAACAAGACACCAGAAACTGATTTGGTGCATATACCTTTATAAAACCCCCCAAAAGCTGACAAAATAACCAATAAAAAAAAGCATTTGATTGTTAATCAACTGGTATTGCTAAATTAATATTGTTTTTACTTATCTTTTAAATCTTATGTTGCTTGTGTGTTGCTTGATCAACCAATAACTATTGCGATCTGCAATTTTTTGGCAAATCTGCCAATTAATTCTATAAATGTACTGTATAAATTTGGGTTTATAAGTTGAATAATTTTAACAATAATCCTGATATTACTTAGCTTTTATTACTGCTGCCATTTAATCTCTATTGGTTTATCACCACCATTTAAGGTTAATTTTTGATCTTTTCCATACCTTACAGGACTTAAAACAGAGCTTAACCACTTTGCATTAGATTGCATCTCTTTAATTAAATGTGCAAATGGCAAACTATTATCCATCTTACCAGAGTTCTCTAATGTATTAATAGAGTCCATTAATTTATCTTGAGCCTCAGCTATAACCATCTCAATGCCTATTTTTTTACAAGTATAGTATTGATCTTGTAATTTCTCAGAGTCTTTTAATTTCTGACTAAATGTAGCCCATGAAACCATCTCAGGATCTTTGCAAATCTTTCTAATAGATTCACCATTACAAAGCCTATTTAAAATAGTCTTTTCTATTGTCTTATTATATTTAATATTTGCCATAGTTTATAATTATTCTAATGTGTTTAAGTGTTGCATAATTGCAACAGTATTTTAATTCTATTTATAGTTGTTTCTCTGATATTAATTAATTTAATATGATGTTATCATTTAGTTGACAGTAATAATTAATCTGGTATTAATTAACTATGATTCAAATTAACAAACTTAACAAAGGAGCAAACATGAATCAAGTAATAAGTAAAACAATCCAATTCGGTAAAGTTGACTATTTAAACAATGGAAGAAAAAATTGTTTAATAGAAGTTGAAATCAATTTTAATGGTGAAAGATTTTCAGCATCTGGCAATATTTGGAATCATTTAAAAACTGATTGCTATTCTTGTGGTCAAAATTTAGATGAGATTAAAAAGTTTATTCCAAATAATAAATTGTTTAATAGAATTTATTTAATCTGGAAGAATTATCATTTAAATGATTGTACTGCTGGATCACCCAAACAAGAAGAATATTTAAAGTCTATTATTAGTAAAGACTCTTTAGATTATTCTTATCAATTAAAATGTGAAAAATTAAAAGAAGTTAATTTATTACATGATAAATCATATTTATATCAAAATAAACCATACGAATATGGTACTGCCTGGTTAAATACTTCAATTCCTGAAGATGTTAAAAAAGAAATTAAATTAATTCAGGAGGTTGCTTAATGAAAACTGAATTTATTTTATATGGTTTAAAACTTAATGAGCCAGATTATTTAGAAAGCATTATTCATACTTCTTTTAATCGTAATGAGATTGATAAAGTTAAAACTTTAGCAATTAAAAAAGGTTATGTAAAATTTAGAGTTGCTACTTTTAATGGTGAAGCTCCTAACTTTGCAGATCCTAAATTAATAAATGTAATGGAGGTAAAATGAAAGCTAAAGATATAAATATTTATAATATATTCTCTGCAACCTATAAAAGAAAAATGTTTTCTTTTATTGGTTTCGGTGAATTATCTATAATGCCTAAGGTTGATAAACCAATAAGACAAGTTTCAAATGTTTATCAATTTCCAATTAAACAATACTACAACCAAAAAAGGAGAGTCAAATAATGAGTAATACCTATGGAGTCGTTTATGGATCTGACAATATTTATACAGATGTTTCAAATTCATTA